AGGTCAAGGCCGCCGTAGCAGACACGGCCCTCCAGGTCATCCTCGCAGACAGTGAACTCACATTTGTCCCACTTGTCCATGGGCATCCAGCGCACCGCCTGTTTCACCCACTGGTTAAGCCTCAGCTGCCGGAAGGAGTTCTCCTCGCCGGGGTTCTGCTTGGCAGACTCGCAGGCGTCCTTCACCTTGTCGATGCCGACCGTGATACCGAGGGAGGGATTGGCTTTCTTCCAAACCTTCGGGTCTGTCCAATCGTCCGATTCCTCCGCACCGTAGATGACGGGATAGAAGGTGTGGTCGATCTTGCGTCCCTCAATGATGTCTTTGGCTTTCTGGTGAATCTCATAGCAGATGGACTTCGTATCGTTGCCGGCCGTGGTGATGAGGAAATACAGCGGCTGCATACGGGCATCGCCGGAGCCTTTTGTCATAACATCAAAGAGCTTGCGGTTCGGCTGGGTGTGCAGCTCGTCAAACACCACGCCGTGGGTGTTGAAGCCGTGCTTGTTGCCGACATCGGCGGAGAGCACCTGGTAGATACTGCCCGTTGGCTGATAAATGAGCCGCTTCTGGGAATCCAGTATCTTGACCCGTTTGGAGAGTGCCGGACACATCCGCACCATGTCAGCCGCCACATTGAAAACGATGGATGCTTGCTGACGGTCGGCGGCACAGCCGTAGACCTCGGCGCGTTCCTCTCCGTCACCGCAGGTGAGCAGAAGCGCCACGGCAGCGGCAAGTTCCGATTTGCCTTGCTTCTTGGGGATCTCGATGTAGGCGGTGTTGAACTGCCGATAGCCGTTGGGCTTGAGGACACCGAAAATGTCCCGGATGATCTGCTCCTGCCAGTCGATAAGCTCGAAGGGCTGTCTTGCCCAGGTGCCTTTGGTGTGGCATAGGCTCTCAATAAACATGACGGCATAATCGGCGGCATCCACATCGTAGTGGGAGGTTTTCTCCATGAACCTTGTCGGCTTGTAGTTTTTCAGCTTTCGCAATTTCTCACCCCCTCCGGCAGAGCAATAAAAATAGCCGCCACCGAAATCGGTGCGACCTTCCGTATAACGAGCAGCAGCCCCTCTCGGAGCCGTTGCTTTGAATTGTTGTGGCTTACCAGTTCTCGCTGTGGAGCAGAAGCTCCAGCGCAAGTTGTGTGTTTTCATCGGTGGGCTCAATGTCCCAGCCTCTGTCGTAGTTGCAGACGATTTTGCCGTCCCGCTTGAGCATGAGCTTGGAAATGCGTCCGCCGTCGATACCCCACTCGGAGCCTTTGTCGTACTGCTTCATCCAGTAGTGAAAAACCTCGCCGTTTACCTTGATGCTGTTTTCTTTCCACATAACCGTGTACCTCCGTTTGTTTTGTTGTGAGTGTATATTACCGTCATGTCCGGGATATATCCAGTCATTTCGGAGAATATACTACACAATCATTCGGAGTAAAAACTGTGTATATTACAGCGTTATTCCGGCTGGCGGCAGCGGTGAATGGAGGCGATGATCTGCTCCTGCTCCTCCGGCTTTACGCCGATGGAGTCGAGCGCCTCCCGTGTGCCACAATCCGGGCAGATGAGTGTTTCGTTGTCGAGCCTTGAAAGAGCCGGATGCTCCCGGTAAGCTTGCCCGCACCTGGGACAGACTGATATTCGGATGATTTTATTTTCCCTCATAATGTTCCTCCCCACATTTGAGATAAGCGTCTATCAGCACAAGCCGGTCAAAGCCAAAATCGTCGTAGCCCTGGATGCAGGTCTGCATATAAGGAATGGACGGAATGCCGATGGGCCTGTCCTCATGCATGATGTACACGAATACCCGTCGCTTACGGATTTTGCCCGTGCGGATACCCTTGATTGGTAGGGTCAACTCCTTCTTGTAATAGAAGTTCGGGAAGCCCTCGTAACGGTCCAGGGCTTTTTCATCCTCTGCGGTGACTTCCCATACAGCAACAGGAACTGAGATGCCGGACTTCTTTTCCACCGTAAGGTAAGAGCCTGTTTTGCTGCCCTTGAAAAGCAGTTCGTAATCCTTGAGAACCGATGTGCCGATGATCCGTGCCGACGGGCAGCGCATCCGCATCTGACGGACATTGAGGTTGCTGCCATAAGCGATGTAATAGCGTTTTTCCATAAAAAATACTCCTTTCCGAAGTTGCCTTCTACCACCGAAAGCCCGCCATCAGCGGGTTCGGGGGCCTCTGGGCTGCGTCCTTCAAGCGGCTGCTCTGCCGCTGCGGAAGGCTGCATCCCCATCCAGGCGCTTCGTGAGGAGCTCTCTTGCGGTCTTGAACTCGTCGCCAATAAAGCCGAGGCGAAGGAGCCAAGTGCGCATTGCGTATTTGGGGTTCTCGTTCTGCTGGGGCTTGGGGCTTGCGGTTCTGACTGTCTTTGCCATCTGGCTCAGGGCGAGGCAGAGCTGAATGTAACTCTTGAGCTGGCCAGCGTGGAGTCCGTTCTGCTTGCCGTCTGCCGGAGCATCGAACTGGAAGAGCCGGAACTCGACCGTTCCCTTGGTGAAGGTGGCGTGGAGGTTCAGCATATGGTAGCGGCTGTCGTTGTAGTGCTGGCTTCTGCCGTAGTCGGCGTTCTGGCTACCGTACCAAATATCAGCCAAGGCTGCCATGGTGGTGGGTTTTCTGTTGTTCAGCCGTTCCAGGAATCTGGGGTCAACCGTGCGGCAGTAGCGGCTGATGCGGCCTCTGTCGAGGTTCAGTGCGCTTGCCAGGAGGTCTTCGTGGCTTGCCATGATGTTTGCGAGGTTTCTGAGCGTTTGGGGCGTGTGCCCCTTGGCGCCGATGTGGATGTGAACACCGCAGCCTCTGGTGGCATCGCTTTTTGCTCCGGCTTTGCGGAGGCGGCGAACCAGCTCCTGCAAGGTCTCCATGTCAACGTAGGTGAGGATCGGCGTGACCATCTCGCATTTCTCGCTGTCTGGGCCCGCGATGCTGACATCCTTCTGAAATTTCCACTCGCGTCCGCTCTCATCCCAAGCCGACCAAGTGCAGTAGCCGTTGCGGCAAGCGGTGTTCTCGTACCGCCCGGTACCGAAGAAGGTGGCTGCCAGCCTTGCGGCCTTCTCTCTGGTGATGCTGTTCATTTCGACCTCGACCCCGATGGTCTGCTTCTTCATTTCGGCTACCTGGTTTTCTGTTCTCTGGCTCATGTTTGTGACCTCCGTTTTGGTTTGTTTTCCCTTTCGGTAGTCACATATTACCTCTGAAAGCTCACTATATCCAGTTATATCTGAGCCATAAACTACACGATCTTGTGGTCTGAAAACTGTGTATATTATAGCAGTTTACGGCAGATATCCTCGCCATATGCCACGCTCAGACCGCAGCCGTTATCCCAAGCGATCATGATGCTGCCGATGTCATCCACACCTCGCACGGTGCCTTTCGTGCCGACAGGCGGTGCCTGTGGGTCATCCATCTGAACAAGCTCCACACGGGTGCCGACCGGGTATTCCTTACGGATACGCTCGACCGTCTCTTTACTCGGAAATCTCATGCTGCGCACCTCCGTTTCTGAAAGCCGAAGAGCCGGAGAGGTTCTTTAGCAGTATTTTTCGAGCAGCTTTGTATTCATCACCAATGAAACCCAGCCGAAGCAGGAAACAACGGAATGCGTACTTCTCATTTTCAATCGGTTTTTCGGAAGAATTGACACGGCTTTGATTTCGTGCCATTTCGCACAGCTTGCAGATAAAGGTGTCATAGGCTTTCATCTCGTCCGGGGTTGGAGTCGCCGGGAACCAAGGGAAGGATACCTTCGTGTCCGTGATTTCCAGTGGCAGGTCAGCGACTCCGAGGGCTTTCTTGATAAGACCACCCTTGGCGGCAATGAGTGCCTTGAGGTTTTCCAGATTGCTGTCGGTGAACAGACTCTTCGGCATGGAAATGCAGACGGCGCAAGGCTCGTCCTCGTCATCAGTGTGGCTCTGGTCGATGTCAAAGCCATCATCGTAGATATGCTCAAGCAATCTTTCAATGACCTCACTGTCGGCGCGGTCGTCAAAGGAAAGACTGCCGTTTCGGTCAATGGTGAAGTAATCCACCTCATAGTTGAATGTGGGTGCGCCACAGTACTTTGCGGGGACACC